AGCAGGTACAAATTCAGCTTTACGGCTACGGCAAGGCGCAAGCCGGTGCCACCGTCAATAAAGTTGGCCTTGTCTATCTGCCTGTGTCAGCATCTCTTGATGAAATGCACGTTGAATTGTTCGACTACGATGAAAGCGTTGCAGTCAAAGCCTTATCACGTCTCGATGATCTTTACACATTACTTTCAACCGTTGATGTTGAAAGCAATCCGGTGATGTTCTCGCTAATACCTGCTGAGGCTTCGCGCCTATGTAACTATTGCCCCTACTTCTTGCCCTTTAGTAAGGATTTAGCAAAGGGGTGCAACGGTGACACCATCGTTGACAGTTGATGAAATGGCCAACTGGCAGAGTGCAATTCTGCGCTTTGTTGGCAAGTTGATTGGCCTGAAAGGTAATCCATACATTATGTTTATTGAAAACGAGGAATTTGAACCGACAATCAATGACCTCAAAAGGCTTCACGAGGAAGATGAAGCAAACAGCGTTAGAAACAACAACTAACAGAAAGGCAGTGGGGGAATGACCTTCGCAGCACCAAGTAATGCAACCGAGAGCGTGAAAGTGGCTGATTTAGCCAATCACCTTCTCATCATTGAACCTGTTGAATACAAGACAGGCATCCCAACCGTTCACGGCGAGGCTGAAGCCATCGAAGTGAATGTGATTGACCTAGACACCAACAAAGAACATTCATCTTTGCTTTGGTTTAATGTCGCACTACGCAATGCTCTAAAGAGCAAAACTGGCCAGAAAGTCTTGGCACGAATTGGGCAGGGCACCGCCAAACCTGGCAAATCGGCACCGTGGATTTTGGTAGATGCCACCGGCGATGCTGCGGCAATTGCCAAAGCCAACAGCTACTTATCAACGGCTGCGCCAAAGGCGGTTGCAACGCCAGCGCCAGCGGCGGTGCCTACGGCACCTGTTGATCCAAATAACCTAAGCCCAGAGGTGCTTGCACTTCTTGGACAGTTAGGTGCAAAGCCAGTATAAATAATTCTCACTTGGTTTTTCTCCTTCCGTTGGCCAAGTGAGAGGGAACGCCTGGGGGACGCTTTACACGGGGTACGGCGCGGCGGTTCGATTCCGCCGGTTCCACAAGTTAAAAAAGAAAGTAAAGGGGGCAAGATGCAATACCAGATACACCACGGCGACAATCGTGAGGTGTTGAAAACTTTTGAGGATAACTCAATTGATTCAATCGTTACTGATCCACCGTACGAGCTTGGCTTTATGGGCAAGAGTTGGGATGCATCAGGCATTGCCTATTCTGTTGAACTATGGCAAGAAGCTCTGCGCGTTCTCAAACCAGGCGGTCACTTGCTCGCCTTCAGCGGCTCTCGCACTTATCACAGAATGGCAGTTGCCATTGAGGATGCAGGCTTTGAAATCCGCGATCAGATTATGTGGATTTATGGCAGCGGGTTTCCCAAGTCGCTTGATGTGTCGAAGGCGATTGATAAGAGCGCTGGTGCAGAACGCGAGGTTATTGGATTTCAAAAGCGTGGCAACTCAGTAAATACTAATTTTATGAGTGGCGGTAATGACATCACCGCCCCCGCCACCGCCGAGGCGAAGCAATGGCAGGGCTGGGGCACCGCACTAAAGCCAGCGCACGAACCCATCGTTGTCGCCCGCAAACCGCTAATCGGCACCGTAGCCGCCAATGTGCTGACTTATGGCACCGGCGGGTTGAACATTGATGGCGCGAGGGTTGGAAATGATGATACTCGTTCTCTTGCAAGTAAGTCAGCACTCGGAATCATAAATGATGATAACTGGCAAGCAAAAGAAGTTATGGCTGGCTCTGCAAATGGCCGTTGGCCCGCCAATGTCATTCACGATGGATCGGATGAGGTTGTTGAGTATTTTGGAGAACCACAACGCTTCTTCTACTGCGCCAAAGCAAGCAAGCGCGACCGCAATGAGGGGTTGGAAGGGTTTGAGGTTAAAACCGCATCGGAAATGGTTGAACGCAAAGCCGATTCCGATGGCATGAAATCTCCACGCGCCGGTGCAGGTCGCACTAGCGGCGCGCAAAATCATCATCCGACAGTTAAACCAACTGACCTTATGCGCTATCTCTGTCGCCTGGTGACACCGCCTGGTGGCACCGTTCTTGATCCGTTTATGGGTAGCGGTAGCACTGGCAAGGCGGCGATTTATGAAGGTTTCAACTTTGTCGGCATAGAGATGACCGATGAATACATCCCCATTGCTAAAGCTCGCATTGAGTTTGCAGTCAAAGAAGAAAGTGAAAGGTTAAAGATATGAAATTAGTCTGGTTTGCATTGGCGTGGACAGTGTTAGCGTTTTTGGCACTGGCAGCTTTTCACGCAATGGTGACGATTAGAGATATGGAAACCATCAAGTTTGATGAAGATGACGAGTTGGAAAAGGAGCAGTTTTAATGCCCACCTACCAATTCACCTGTGACGATTGCGGTGACACCATAATTCAGGCATTCACATACGACCAAGAGCCGACAATTAACTGCGGTCATTGCGGGTCAATAATGCGCAAAGAGTTCACACCGCCTGCGATTCATTTCAAGGGTGATGGTTGGGGGTCGAGCAAATGAGATTTGCTTATGCTGATCCGCCTTATTACAAGCAAGGCAAAAGACTATATGGAAAATTGCACGAAGAAGCGGCGCATTGGGATTCACAAGAAAATCAACGTGCATTAATTCAGCGATTAAAAGATGAATTTCCCGATGGTTGGGCAATGTCTTGCAATCCTGCCGATTTGCATTGGCTTCTTGTTAATCATAATGACATAAGAATTTGCGCTTGGACTAAAACTTTTCATCAGATTCGTGGCACTTCAGTTCAATATGCTTGGGAACCTGTATTGTTATTCAAAGGTCGTTACATTAAGGCACAAAAACCAATGGTCAGAGATTGGCTTTCTTGCCCAATAGCAATGAAAAAAGGATTAATTGGCGCCAAACCTGACAAATTCAATGACTGGATTTTACAGTTGCTTGGCTTTCAAAGGGGGGATGAACTTGTTGATTTATTTCCAGGCACAGGCGGAATGTCAGAGGCAGTAGCGAGAGTCCAATGAAGTGCCGACACATCTATGAGCGTTTGAATATAGAAGTGTGCCTTGACTGTGGCGGTGACACCCACGAGACGGATTTTGCATTGCAAAGAGAATTACATAAGAAGTGGATTGAAGAAGGCAAGGCAGATTGGAATAAATGCCCGCTAGGTGGAACCCTACGCGGCTGGTGGTCAATTTAGATGATAATGGGGGAAAGATGAAAGTTTTAGATTTGTTTGCAGGTCTTGGTGGTTGGTCTAAGCCATTTATTGAAAATGGACACGAAGTTTGCCGAGTGGACTGGGATAAAAGGTTTGAATTGGAATTAGTTGCTGACATTAGCATTTTGCAATCCACTGATTTACCTTTTAAGCCGGACATTATTTTAGCCAGCCCACCTTGTGAAACCTTTTCTATTGCTTCAATCGGTCATCATTGGAATAAAGACCAAAGTCCAAAAACACAAGCCGCTGAATTAGGAATTGATTTAGTAAAAAATACAGTAAAACTGATTCAAGACATCAATCCCACTATTGCGATTATTGAAAATCCTAGAGGAATGCTTCGAAAGCTAAATTTAATACCAGCGCCACGGACAACTGTTTGGTATTGTCATTTTGGAGAAAAAAGAGCAAAACCAACCGATCTTTGGGGCTTGCCATATCCAGTTGATATGAATTTCAGAGGCGAATGCCATAATCAAAAAGTTAATCATTCAATTGATTGCTGCTGTCGTGATCACGAGGCAGCTCCTAGAGGTTCACAAACCGGCACTCAGGGTTTAGGCCGATATGACATTAAAAGCCTTATTCCTTATGAGTTAGCAAATGAAGTAAGAATTAAAGCAGAAAAACAAACGGGGGAAATATGAGCAAGGTGCTAAAGACAGCATTGGAGTTCGCTGCTGAAGGTATATCAGTTGTGCCAGTTGCCACCGATGGATCAAAGCGGCCTGGGATTGCTTCTTGGAAAGAGTATCAAGAGCGCAGGGCGAGACCTGATGAATTGTTAGCCTGGTTTAACAATGCCGAAGGGGTCGGTGTCATTTGCGGTGCAGTGTCTGGCAACTTAGAGATGTTAGAACTTGAAGGTAGAGCTGTCGCCCGCAAGATGCACTTAGACATTGCCGAGATTGCTAAAAACTCTGGCCTTGAGTCGCTCTGGCTCAAATTAAACAATGGTTATGTTGAAACCACGCCGTCCGGCGGCCTTCATTGGTTGTATCGCATTGATGGCGAAGTTCCAGGCAATACCAAATTGGCAAGGCGACCTGGCGAAAACGGTGGCATTGATGTCCTAGCCGAAACTCGCGGTGAAGGCGGCTTTGTGATTGTGGCTCCGACCAATGGCACCTGCCACCCGTCGGGCGGAGCGTGGACACAGCTTATAGGTGGCCCGTCGTCCATCCCCACCATCACACGCGCCGAGCGCGATGCACTTCATAATCTATTTTCAATCTTTGATGAGATTCCAAAGGTTGAATACTTAGCCGAGGAAATCAAAACAAAGCCTGAAGGCCCACTTACGCCAGGTGATGATTACAACGCCAAAGTCTCCTGGAATCAAATCCTTGAACCATTAGGCTGGACAAAACTTTACTCAACCCGCGATGGTGTCACCGCCTGGCGCAGACCTGGCAAGACTGAAGGGATCAGCGCAACCACCAACCACGGCGGCACCGACAAGTTCTATTGCTTCACCACTTCCTCAATTTTTGATGCCAACACTTCATATTCAAAGTTCGCCGCCTATACGCTAATTGAGCATCAGGGCGATTTCAGAGCTGCCGCCAAAGCCCTGCGCCAATTGGGGTATGGTGAAATTAGAGAATTGCAAACCTTGAATGTGCCTGAATACAACCCGTCAGGTGTCCAAATGCACGATGAGGAAGGCAACGTAATAGTTGACTCATCTTGGATACCGAAAGAAATCGGCGAATACGAACTTGAGGCCGATGTTGAGCCGACAATGCTAAAGCGTGAGGATGGCAACTTTATCCTCTATCCTGGCAAGATTAACGCCATATTTGGCGAATCTGAATCCGGCAAAACTTGGGTGGCACTTGAGGCAGTCCGCCAAGAGCTAATTGCTGGCAACACCGTCTTTTACATTGACTTTGAAGATTCTGCACGAGGCATCTTAAACCGCCTAAAGACGCTAAAAACGCCTACAGAGCGATTTAAAGCCTTTATGTATGCCAACCCTGACTCTCCCCACACGCCAGCCATTTCAGAGGCTCTAATGGCAACGTTGGCCGAATTTAAGCCATCTTTGGTCGTAGTTGATGGAGTCAACGCAGCAATGAACTTAATGGGCTTAGACCTAGAAAAGAACAAGGATGCAACGGAATTTAGTCAGAAAATCCTGCGCCCGCTGCGTGCCTTTGGCTCAGGCATTTTGACCATTGATCACGTTACAAAGTCCAAAGATAGTCGAGGCAACTACGCCATCGGCGCTCAGGCCAAGCGAGCCGATATTGACGGGGTGGCGGTGTCGGTGTCGGTGGAACAGCCATTTGGCCGTGGCATTGACGGTGCCTTGTCATTGACCGTCACTAAAGATAGACCTGGCTTTGTCCGCGCCATCTGCCCGGATGCCAAGACACTAGGAATGGTCAATTTGCGTAGCGGTAGCGATGAGAGTATTTCGGTATCCATTTCAGGCGGCTCAGTGGTCGTCTCTAGCGCCGAGCAGAGGATGGAGCAGGTTAGCTCGTTCTTAGAAAAACACGGTTATGAGATGAATTTTAATGAGATAAAAAAGCGACTTAAGGAAGAAAAAAACGGAATGGGCAGCGATATGGTCAGGATTGCTTTAGAGACTTTAGTGGCTCGCGGTTCAGTCAATGTCAGGCAACAGGGTCAAAAGAATCTGTATTCTCACCGCTCCAGTTTCTTGGCTAATGATGTAAAGGTTTGGAATCCTAGTGCTTAACCAACTGAACCTAACTGAACCTGACCGAACCTGTAAAAAGTCGCAACAGCACCGGAAAACCGAACCTCTGAACCCCCTCTTTAGAGGGGTTCAGGTTCGGTTCGGTTCAGCAGGCGTGAGGTATGGAAGATGAACACAGATTTCAAACCTGTAATCTGCCCACGCTGTAACGCCTTGATTTGGACGGGTATCTCTTGGGCGGGTTTTGCCCGTCGGTTGGATAAAGAGCGGCTGACCATTGAGCAGGAAATCATCAAGGTGATTGCTGGCCTCAAGACCTATGAAGCCCACCGCACGATGGTTTCATTTGAGGCCGTCGAGAGAAGCGCCAACCGAATCAAGTGGGCGACACCTGGCAAGGACAGGGTTATCTTGGCAGATCACCTTTGCTCGTCGCTGGCTTTGTTTGAAACGCTGGATGATGCGCCCGACTATTGGAATTTGACCAAGTATCACAAACCGATGCCACAGGAGGCGCAATTTTGAATAGCTGCAATCTATGTACTCGCCCGACAAAACGAGAGGGAGCCTGCTCCCTGTGCCTGACGCGGGTGCAGGCGATGTTGGCCGAATTGCCTGAATTGCAGATTCAGGCTGGCTGGTATCTGGAGCCTTCTCGCGGGGGCGACGGGCGGTCGGTCGAGCGCAGCGTCGGGGTCAATATCGCCGCGCTGGACTTTGCCATTGCCAATGAGCTAATCAATATCCTGCACGAGTGGGAGGCGGTGATTAGGCGCGATAGGCAGTTGACGCGGCCAGCAATGGTGGCTAAGGAGCCAACCATTGAGGCGGAAGTCGATGCCACCTGCCGGTTCCACGTCGCCCACCTGGACTGGTCGCTTAGGCAGGA